TGATATTACTTATGCAGATGAATTAATAAAGGAGACATAAAATGATTGAATTTACGTACACAGAAGCAAAGGAGTGAATGATGCACATAACAACGGAATCAGGCGAAACACACAGTTATAAGTCAGTTATATTCTTGGATGAGTTATATTACTGTTATGACCGAAGCTTAAACGAGGATGAAGTTCTCGATCAAGTTCTTATGCTGGATGTTTATAATTTTGAAATCGAAGAAATAAGTGAAGGGATGTATCATGTTATTAATTAAGCAATACAGTCGTACCTCACGATGAAGCGATTGAAGGATTGCCATTTCCTGATTGGTATTAATCTGACAAAATGACAGATTTCTATGCCAAATTGCTACTTGCAACATAAGTTTATTATGCTTATTTTGTCATAGCATGAAAAAGGACGACCCAAAGCACGTGATGCAACATTGTGCCAATTATACACCCAGTTATATTTGTTCAGGTGCGATGATTAATTCACACCTCGTACAATGGATTGACGAGGAGTTATATAATAAGCCATGTTTAATTAAAGAAGGAAAAGAGTGTGAATACTTCAATAAATTCATCAAAACAATCATATAAATGTTCAAGATGTGGAGGTTATATCTATTCACCACTAATGGATGAAGATTATGTACCTTGTGGTTGCTGTCGATACCACGAAAAAGAATTGCCAATAAAAGAGATAGTGCCTACGTTGGATCAATATGACGAATGGCATCTATGTCAATGATTATACGATGGAATACAGGGCGGTTTTATCCTTTCTCCGCCCCCCATCGATTAAGGAGATAATATGTATATAGGTTATATCCCTGCCAATATAAGATACGATCAAGAACTTTCACCGAGAGATAAGTTAATTTTTTGTGAAATTACGGCTACGTTAAATCAAGATGGAATATGCGAGAAGAACAACATCCATTTTGCCAATACTACGGGATGTACTAAATCCACAGTATCAGCATCCATGACTAAATTAAGAGAGCGTGGTTATATTACCATCATTATCGAAAAAGATGAGGATTCTCAAAAGTTCCGTAAAAGGTATATTTTGCTCAAAACCATATCAAATTTTCAAGGTGGGGGTAATCCAGAATTAGAAAAAGCCATGTCAAATCTACAGGGTGGGGTAGACCCTTTTTCTGCCATTTCTTCAGAGGATCGTGATGCAAAAACCATGTCAAATAAAGACGATTCTCTTTATAATACTTATAAAGTAAGATATATCTACTCTAATAAGAGAGACCGTATTAATTACAATAAAAACATAACACAAGGGCAATTAAAATACTTAAAAAAGATAGTTACGGATTTCTATATGGCAAAACATAAACAGTTCCCTGAATACGTCAAAGCAGACTGGCATCAGGACAATGATTTAACCAAAGGATCAGTAAACACCCTCTACGATTTGATTACTAAAGACGATTGGGATGAAAAAGAAGTACGTGAGGTTATAAAATGGGCAATAGATGATGATTTCTGGTCGAGCAATTTACTTTCTTTAAGAACTTTACGAACTAAATCAAAGAATGGTATGTCCAAATTTGCCAACTTACATTTAAAGTTTAATAATTGAACGCCCTAATTTCGCTTTTAAGCCTCAAAAGTAACAAAGTGATACCTACGTACCAAATCACAATAAAAGTGGCGTTAAGACACCATTTAGAGCCAAATAGGAGTATTATGTATGTCATTTGAAACCTATGGAATTCAGATAAAGAACACAAGTGGTCAAGAAAAAACAAAATGCCCCCAATGTTCCAACGGACGAAAGAAAACTTCCGACCCATGTTTGAGTGTGAATATAGATGATGGTGTGTGGAACTGCCATCATTGCGGATGGAAAGGTAGTTTGTCGGAAAAAGGTAGTGATATTTCTGACACTCCACGACCAGAACCACCTAAAACCGATCTTCCCAGTAATGTTATAAAATGGTTTCAAGAGAGAGGTATAAGTGAAGTCGTAGTTAGTGATGCGGGGATTGGTTATCAAAATCATTGGATTGAGTTTCCCTTTTATAAGGGGGGTGAGATTGTCAATGTTAAAAGTCGTACAGCAGATAAGAAATTTCGACAAAGTAAGAACGCAGAGAAGTGTTTTTATAGATTCGACCACATGGTAGGAATGGAGGCAATTATAATCACCGAGGGAGAAATGGATGCTTTGTCCCTTGTGGAGTGTGGTTATAATAACGTGGTGAGTGTTCCAGATGGTGCGATTGCCCCTAATTCCAATCCAAGTGATAGAAAATTTTCATACCTATTGAGTGCAGAAGAACACTTAATGAATGCTACGACTGTTATATTAGCAATGGACGACGATCCTGCGGGTCATGCCATGAGAGACGAACTTTCTCGACGTATAGGTAGGGAAAAGTGCTACCGAGTAACCTACCCAACAGATTGTAAGGATATGAATGATGTTCTTGTAAAACACGGTGGAGATAAAATTACAGAATTAATCACAGAAGCACATCCCTATCCGATTGACGGAGTTGTAACCGTAGAAGACGTTCTGGAGGATGCGATTGATTTATTAAACAAACCCGACCAAAAAGGACTCTCGACTGGTTGGGGGGCGTTGGATGAATATTATAGAGTGTCTCCGTCAGAGGTTACCGTTATAACTGGTATTCCCAACATGGGAAAGAGTGAATGGATGGATGCCTTAATGATAAATATGGTGCAGGATTATGCGTGGAAATTTGGTATATTTAGTGCGGAGAACTTTCCAGTGAAGCATCACCTATTAAAATTGGTGGGTAAATTTACAGGGCAACCATTTTGGGGAGACAATAGAATAGATGAAGAAACCGCCCGTAATTCCATGAGTATTTTAAATGACCACGTTAAGTTTATAGGCACACAAGAAGATACGGTTACAATCGAGAGTATATTAGACCAAGCGAGAATATTAAACTTTCGCTATGGATTAAACGGACTGATAATTGACCCTTGGAATACAGTTGAGCATAAGTTCAGGGACGGGGAGAATGAAACCAACTATGTCTCAAGAGTTCTGGCGAGTTTAAATACTTTTGCTAAAATTCACGAGATACATATTTGGGTAGTGGCTCACCCAAGAAAGATGGAGAGTGATAACAACAGAAAGCCTGTTGTCCCCTCTCCTTACGACATTAGCGGGTCAGCGAACTGGTATAATAAATGCGATAACTGCATAACGGTCTATCGACATAGAAACGATGACGAAGATTATGTTGGGATTCATGTCCAGAAGATTCGTTTTCAGTATAAAAACGGATATACGGGTACAGGTAAATTAAGCTATGACATAAGGAATGGAAAATATAGTGAATATATCAAAAGAGACAAGGAAGTATTATTCTGATCAGATCAAAGCCCTGCCGTCAAAAGCGGGTACTAATCAGGATTATCACATAAGAAAAATGACAAATAGACTTGCGGATGAATTTGATGAAATCTGGATTAAGCATGAAAAAGGCGAAGCCACTTTTCAACAATGGAAACAAGCTCTTAATAAATGGCTAAAAGCGGAGTTAATATGAATTGTAAGCATGAGAATATTCAAAAACGTGGCATTAGAAACGGTAAGCAAAGAACGGTCTGCAAGGACTGTGGCAAGTGGGATACTGCCTATCTTTCTCCTCAAGGTGCAAAAATCCTCCTATTCGACATAGAAACTACCCCTATGGAAGTATATGTTTGGGGATTGTTTGGGAATAAGTATATCCAGCATGGTAACATAATTAAAGACTGGAATGTCCTCTCGTGGAGTGCTAAATGGCTGTATGATTCTAAAGTAATGTCCGAAATCCAAACACCTGAAGATGCAATTAATAGAGAGGATAAGAATATTTTGAAGGGTATTTGGGAATTAATCGAACAGGCGGATATAGTTATCGCACACAACGGAGACAAGTTTGATTTGAAAAAATTAAATACTCGTTTCCAAATGAACGGCTATACCCCCCCAGCCCCATATCAATCCATTGACACATTAAAGGTGGCAAAGAGAAGTTTTGCCTTTTCAAGTAATAGATTAGATTACTTGGGTAAGTTTATGACTAACAAGGGTAAGATTGAGACCAATTTTAAACTATGGACTGATTGTTTACGGGGGGATAAGAAGGCATTGAAAGAAATGTTAAGATATAACGAGGAAGATGTTAGATTATTAGAGGAAGTGTATATGGAGTTAGTACCTTGGATCAAATCACATCCAAACGTGGGGATTTATAATGATGGTGAAGTATGCCCTTCCTGTGGAAGCGATGATATTCAACCCAATGGTGGCTATTACACCACAATGGTTAATCAATACGAATCTTACCGATGTGGTAATTGTGGTTCTCTTTCGAGAAAACTCAAGAGCGAACTCACTGCACAGGATAGGAAACAATTAATGAGACCTTTGCCAAGATAATGCTTGACTTTAATCAAAATAAGTTATATATTCGGACATGGATAACATAACACAAGGTTCTTTTGTAATCGAGTTCCCCGAAGATATGACTAAAGAAGAAATAGACTGGATTAAAGATCAGTTGTTTTGGTTTCTTGAGGTGCATTCATGCAAAGTAAAAAAAGGAGATGAGAATGAATCGAATCAAAATGAATGAACCAGTGTGGAACGGTGGTGATAGTTACTTTATGATACGGACGGATAGAATAAGCGATAAGCACGTTTTTATTGAATGCGATTATAAAGATAAACACGGTAATAAAACCTTCCCCTACGCATTTTATGCTGA